TTATCCGGCAGAGTATATTGACGATTGTATGAGCCTGTGGTATCAGCAGAACTTTTAAGTTCTGCAATTCTAACATTCCCGGTATTAAGGAATCCAAAACCTGTTTTGACTGTAAAATAGGTTTCGGCAACTGCCCCTGCAGAAAATGTCCAGGTAGCGCTTATAGTTTGCACATTAGCTTTCACCCAGCCCCACCAGTTAAAAAGCTTAAGCCTCGAAACAAACTTGTTATCTTCGCCTCCCACAGGCGCTACCGTTATCTGCGTTTCCACATCCGTTGCGCCTGGCTGCGAGTAATCAACCCATCCACTTGCTTGATGCCTGTTAGCATAGTCGCGCAAGATGATTTCTTTATTATCCTCACTCTCAATTACCGCAATAGAAATATCTTCCTCAAAATAATCGGGCTTAGCTGTTGCCAGAGCGTAAAGATTTGCCCGTGTGCTTACTTTAACCCTGCCGCCTTTAATTTCCCATGCAAAGGCAACCGGATATGTATCGTTACTATCTGTGGGGCGAACTGTCGCCCCGATTAGTGTTCCTGTGTTTTTTGCCATATTAAGATATAATTACGCTAGATAATGAGCTGTTATAAACGTTATCCGAAACCACTACGATAATATTCCACGTAGCCCCAAAGCTGTTTGTGAATGCGCTATTACTTCTTCGAGTTGTAAAGGCCGTGTTTCCAAGTCCGTTAACCGTCCACGTTGGAACGCCAGCAGTATTAGGACCCACATAAATAATCCGAGTTGTACCACCACCAAAGTTTGAAAGCGATTTCGCCCGCGAGTTATTTCCCTTAAGCTCTTTTACATTCGGCGCCGTTGTTGACAGGGCTATAATATCAGCGTCGCTAATATCTGTGCCGTCCTCTGCGGTTACAGAATACCAATAAGGGTAGTTGAATGTTATTTGAGTAGCATTGCTATATGTGGTGCTACCATTTTCCGTAATACCTACTCGATATTGGACACTATCGGCGTTTACATCAGTTCCAAAATCGCTATATGAAACAATTTGGTTAGCCTGAGTGATTACTCCCTCCGCTCCATCAATGTCTCCCCACCCAACACCATTCACATTACGTTGCCATTGGTAAGTGCCAAATGGAACGTTGGGCGTTTGACGTATAATAGTTGATTGCAGAGTAGAGTTTTTATCGCCCCGTTCTCTTGATGTTGCACCTACAGAAGGATTAGATTTACTTGAAGCTACATATCCTGCAAAGCCCGATGTTACCGTTGGAGCTATTTGCGTCTGACTTGCGTCAGTCCACAAACACTGGAATTCTACACCGATGTTATTTACACCGCCCGTGTTTACGGTAACGGTTGCACTAGCGTCCACTGTCGTTGCATTAACATGGTTTTCAGCTGTAGCTAAGTCATTCCATGTTGCATCACCAGTTCTACGATATTGAATCTGTGCTGAAACAAATGCCGGTGTACCCACATTCTGATCCCACCTAAACGTTACAGTCTTAACAGCGTTTTGCTCGTTGAATGGATGTTGCCCGGTCAACGCTGTATTACTCAGCGTTGGCGCAGTATAGGGAGCCAGCATTTTCTCGAGTAGTTCATCAAGGGGCAGCCCCTCAATTTCATCACCCACATTGACTCCCCCTAATTGTCTGGTCGCTGGGGAGCTTCTATTATAAGTAGTGGCTTCTTCGTTATTTCCAGCACTGATTAATACCTCATTTATGGCACTTACTAAATTGCTTTTATTCTGAGTTTGCAGATTTGTTATTACTCCTATTGCTTGGTTGGCGATATCTAATCCCTGCTGTGCTGCTTTTGCATTCAATGCATCTGAAAGTCCGGCAACCTTACCCATTTCAAGGGCATCTTCTGTTTTATGAAGAAAGCTGTCTATTAGATTTTCGAATTGTTCGGCCGTTGGCTTTTTCTTAAAGCCAAACCAATCTTTTAATGAATTTCTTGAAAATATTCCCATTGTTATCCTATGTATTCTATGAACATGACTACTCTGTATGGATTTAAGATTGAAAATGGCTGGCCTCCACCTGTCACACCGGTTGTTGTTGTGTTCCCTCTTGCCCCATATTCATAGCCTGTTGAGTCTACTGAACTTGGGGTGTTATAATTATGCGAATCGTGAACACTATGGCTGTGTGCCGGGATTTCACTAATGGTTAAGGTTTTGCTTTTCGCTCCACCTGTTTTTCCAACTGTATTGAAGTCTGTATCTCCAATATTAAGACCCACAGGGAAGAGTCCTTGCCAACCGCTAACTTCTCGCCAGCCCGGAGGTATTAAATTTGCCGGTTTGTTCCACAAAACAATTCCTCCGCGGGCACTAACTCCATTCAGCAAAAACGGAGCAGCCACTTTTTCCAGCTTCTCTGCTCGGGTCTCCAATGCCTCCATTCTGGCGATTAATCCATTCGCTGGAATGTTTCGTTTAAAATCAGACCATAGGAAGACAGTACTTCCATTGACAACATCGCTACTAAATTTGGCTATGCGGTTGTTTTTTACCTCTTTAGAATTTCCGTCAAAATATTGCAGCGATGATTTCTCTGTTACTATGGCTACATTGGCCAGCTTTGCCCCTCCGTCAAATGGCAATATTTCGCCGTTAATTGAAACATATCCTGTGGAAATGTTGTCGCCATTGTCTTCACATCCCGATAGGATACATAAGGAGCCCCCTAAGTAGGACGACTGCTGCGCTAGAAGAATGCTGCTTTGCAGAAAATCCAGGATGCCCTGGTCTAATGGCAGTCCCCCTGGTTGTGTAAAATCTATTGTATTCATTTTCTGTAAATTCTATATCGTTTAGCCGAAAGCTTATAAAAGTCAAGCTCGGCCTTCATTTTAATTTCCTCTTGACTGAAGAGATTGTTTGGTACCCACACGATAAAGTCAGTGCCGGAATCTGCATAGTCCTCCGGATTGTGAATTTCTATTGCGTCTGATTCTGCTTGTATAATCAATTTCAGAGGCTTGGATTCATTGGTAACAAAGGCATATATTCTGTCTCTGGTTAATCCATCTTCTATTTTTATTCTTTTTTCTGAACGATCAAACTTCTCATTCAAGAGTTTCAGAAGACTAAATACTTGTCCATTGTGAGCTAGCTTGTATAGATTGGCATCCCGATTAAGTAAAAAACTGAATTCATGGATACGAGCAATAGGATAAACTAATCCATTTAACCATTTGACAAAGTTGGTTTGCCTCATCAGAACCGGCAATATCCATGTTGCCAGCTTGTTAAAGTTGACATTATACATAAGGTCTAAATTTGATGGTTAAATCGCCTTCCGTCACCCTATAGCCTGTGTTGGAATCTGTTTCAGTTACCGCTCTGGCTCCTGTCGCAATTCTTAAATAGCCCGCATCTGGTATATATCTTTCATCAATACTTGAAAAAGGATATTGCCCATATTTTGCCTGAGCTGATTTAATTACAATCAATTCGACGCCTTCAACCTTCTGCAGTGCATCTATTAATCTGGTATTAGCATATTCTCCATTAAAAGGAAGGTTTTGCAGATACTGGTTTATTGTTTTTTGTATCGGATTATTGTCATTGCCATCCAGACGTGCCCCTTCGGCAGTTAAGATTAAGGGATTATAAAAGATTTCAAGACTTAGCTTTAAAGAATCAGGGGAATTACTCTCCTTAAAAATTTTGACGCCGGCATCCTTGATTTTGTCAATATAGTTGGCAAATGCTTCGAGTTCTGTTAGAGTTAAGCTTGTAAGATGGTTATCCCCTCCCAGCTTAGCTACCTTAATCCTCAACTTTCCATCTATCTCAGTAACCGATGCTACTTTTATAATCCTTCTTTCTTCGATTTCATGTTCATTTAAACCTGTATTGTCGTATTGTCCAGTTTCTAAATCTAATACGGATGTTCCATACTGAAACCTCAACGCCATATCCTGATACCACTGCAGCCGATGCGGTTTCTGTGTTTCAATAATCCTTTTCACCTCCTCAACATGCGTGTCAAAAAGTTTTTCCAAAGTCCAGATGCAAAAGGCAACCACATAAGTCCAAATGCGCCTTATGCTGGTGCGGCTGCCTGAGACGGTAATATTGTTACTCTTAAGCTGCTCTATTATTTCCTCTTGTATTATTGTTAATTCTCTTGCCATTATGATACGATAAAGGTTTCTCCAATTGCCCAGTATTCAATTCCGCCAATTTCCTCTTCAGGCGAGCCCATACTCAGGATGCTTGTGCCCGTAGCAGGCACCAGGTTATTGTTTCTAAAGAAGTTAGCTATCGGGATATCAACCTCGGGAGGCAGTTCGAGCACTTCGTCTGCAGCCAGGTCATCGGTTAATGAAAAGCCATTTAAAAGCGCTATCTCAAAAGCCGCACTCGCATCGCCGCAATACTGCATCGCCAAATCGAGTATATTTTGTCCTTGTTCTGCTTTCGTCATGGTACATAATTTATTACAGCGTAAACCTGGCGCCTCAGCCGCTTTTTTCGATACACACCGTCACCCTCACGACTACCTGCATGGTTGGTGTTTCCTTCAATAGTTTCTACCCACTGTAGCCCCCATTTGTCAATAAAGCCTGTATGGGCAACCCGATTTTTTGAAGCATACCAGATAAAAAATACATCAGCCCCTTGCGGCGCAACCGCAGCCTCCCTGCCGCTTTTGTATGTAACTGATTGCCCTTTTTCGAGCAGGCTGACACAACCGCCAGCCTTGGGATTTTTTACTCCGGATTTTCCTAAAACCCAGCATACAAAAGCGGCGCACCAGGGTTGCCCCTTTTTCAGTCCCACGTATTTTAGGTATTGTTCTACTTCAGCGCCATCGTTATGGCCTGTTTTTTCGCGAACACCTATCTGGGATGAGTAAATAGTCTTAATTCTCTGCCTTATATCGCTTTGAAAAGCAGTACAAGAGATAAGAACAAGAAGAAGTATATAGTGATGGAAATTCTTACTTTTTGCCATATAGTTAATGCGTTAAAGTCGGATGTAAATTGGTTTTCGAAATAAAATCGGATGGAAGGCCATATTACTCGCAGGATAAACCAGGTAAATGATTTGAACACGCAGAAAGCAATAACGGCTACCGAAATAACTTGTAAAACTCCGGCATCGTACGCACCAGCTGTTGGGTCTATTTGCCTAAGTAAATGAGGCATTAAAAAGAATACAGCCAAGGCTACAACTATAACAAGCTCCTCGTTACAGCTCTTTAAAAATCTAAATACTCTCATTTTTCTGGTTTTATTTGATTTACGGTTTCCAATACTCCAACTCGCTGCTCCAGCTTGTCCATGCGGCTATCGGTTGCCGAGCCTGCTGCTTTCACGTCCAGTTGAATCTCCTTCACGATGTTTTTAATTTCAGTTACATCTTTCTGGGCCTGCAAAAGCTCCAGCTCTTGAGTAGAGCCATTTTGAGCAATGCTTGCCAGGAACCAAACCGTAGAGCAAACCAGTAGGAAAAGTTTGCCCGCATTGGCCCAGGTTAAGTAGTTGTTGATGTTGTCTATCTGATTTATCATATTTCAATTCTAAAGTCACTTATATCGTCTGTTACTATGATAGAGGGATTGCTGTAGCCATCGCTTTCGAGTTCAACTTTCAAATCGCGGATAAACTTTTGTTTATTGATTACCCCATTCAGTTTGGTTTCTATCCCAAAGCCTACAAATGGAAATTCCTTTAATTCGCCTTTTTGAAGCAGAACAAGAAGCTCTACATGCTGCTCGTCAGATTCCCCTTCATCCCATTCTTCGCCCAGGTCCTCCAGGTCGAAGGTGTCTTTGTTTAATAAAATATCTGTTCGCATGTTATGTGATTGTTCCAGTGCCGGTACCGGTAACCAGGATATTGCCGGCTGTTGCAGTTAATGAGGTTACATTTACAGTGCCGCTTTTAACAAATGCAGTTATCGCATCTGCTATCATTGTTGCTTGGTTAGCTCTTTCTGTTGCAGGATCATTAACCTCGTCGCTACTGCCGTGATCAAAAGCTGCTTTAAGAGCGTTTTTTAATGCTTGAGTTTGTAAAGCCATTATTTCAAAATTTTAGTTAACTGAGTACTGAGATTGCTTAAAGCCGCTATGTCAGGGCCTTTGCCATTCACTACTATGATCTTCTGTACTATGGTGATGAATTTCTGAAGGACATCTCCCAGGCTGTCGGAGCCTTTAGCTATCAAATGTCCGTTGGCATCTAATTCATATTTAGCATCATCAACAACCATTGAAATTCCATTTTTATTAACCTCATACTTCGCCTTATCAATCTCAATAATTACCTTCTCTATTTCACTGCATTTCAGTATTACGGCTTCGGTTGCCTGGTTTTCAATGATGGCATAGATCACGCTGCTGTTTTCCGCCGGTATCTCTACTATCCGACTTCCGGGCTTGGTTTCGGTAGCGTGAAACCGCACATCATGCAACTCGGGTTGTCCGTCCCGTAACACCACGCAATTGTTTTCTGTAATCTGGGAAGCAGTGCCCATTCCGATGGTTCTGACCGCTTTTTGCCTGTGTGACTTATCTATCACCCTTTGCAATAATTCTTCTGCTCCCATGTTAATAAATCAGTTTAAATGCCAGCTCATTTTTCCTGCTAATACCTCCGGGCCCGTAGCTGGTAGTCACCTTTTCAATCAGGTAAGTTCCTTCTCTACCTGTATCTTTCTCGTCTTTTATCGTTAAGCTATCACCCGCTCTGGTAACGGGGAAACCAAAGCCTGTGATGCTGCCCGTGTAACCGTTGGATAAGTTTTCGAGCGACTTGGATTCCAAAACTTTTTTTGCTTGCGCCTCGTCGGCTACAGAATATTCAAGAGTACACAAGGTAGCGTCCGCTTTTGTACTGCCCCCGTCCTTATATGCTCCCTTGCCTTGCCCATTCCTGATGTTTACCCGGTACCGCACATTAAAGCTGTCTTCGCGTTTATAGCTGAGGTCAGAACTTCGAACATTGGCCTGTATTTTATAAATGTGATTCGCAGTTCCCTTAGCATTCCAATCGTATGCAAAACCCACTTTAAGCTCTTCCCCAGACACTCTTGAAAAAAAACCGAATTGATCTTTCAGCTTTGCAAGCTCCTGGTAAGTACTCGTGTTGTTTACCTCGTATTTACCCAGATTCACATCCGGGCATTCAATTTTCTTGATAAAAGTTCCCTGCGTGATATAATTCAACAGCTCTCGTAATGTCGCAGAGCGGAAACTCCTGGTATGGTTCTTTTGGCGAAGCTTATAAAGTTGGTCGCATTTAAGTTCTAAAGGTGTTTCAGACCCTATTTCTTTGATAAAGCCTTCAAATTCCAGGGTATTTGTGCTTTGGGTTTCTTTATATCCAAATCTTATCCAAACCTTATCACCACATTTGATATACTCTAATGGCGATTTATTTTGCAGTTTCTGATAAAAGCGAGGCAATACTATAGTTGCAGTGCTGCTTAACTCTTTAAGGCTTTCTGTGATTTCGATTGAACTTACGTGATTGAACAACAGCTCCTTTTTACCACCGTCTCCTGTGCTCTCAATAACCACTTCGGCCTGCATATTTAAATAGGGTATTTGCATAGCTTAGTTGTTCTGCTTAAAAGTAAATTCAATAGGTTGTATGCTTCTGGCACTTAATGTATACTGGATGGTATCGGCAAAGCCGGATACTCCGCCTATCTCCACGTTGGTGAAATAGATGCTTTTGATATCCAGGCCGGCAAAGATGTCTGATGTTACCTCAAGTGCATCAGATGTATTAAAGAACTCGCGGAGCTTTATCACGCCAGCTTCTGGATATTGATGATTCTTCATGTCGATAATAACCCCCTGTAGTTTTATTTCCCAGTTTTTATCGCCATAGCGTTCCACTACTTCTGCATCGGTGCCATCAATCTCTGTAATTACCAGATTTTTACTCTTACTGAAGCTTACCATTGGCGGTGGTGCGAAAACCTTTTCTTTTCCTGTAAGCATGGTATCAAAAGTGATGCTTTCTTTTTCTGGTGCCACGTTTGTTGTTGTGCTTGCAGAAGCAGATTTTACAGTGCGTGTTAATGTTAATTTTTCGAAAACTGAGTTGGTGCTATAGACACCTGCATTGCTTATGCCGTTTTTTTTACCAAAATCTTTAAGAGCGTGGCTAACGTTCTTAGAAACCGCTCCGAAAGCTGATTTTAGCCTTTCGCCAATATTGATCTGTTTTTTAACACTAAGCTTATCCAGTTTGCCTTGAATTTTCTTTTTGGCTTCCTTGGCTTCATTAAGCTTTTTGTACGCAGTTTGTGCATTGGCTTCAAGAGCGTCTCTCTCATTCTTAAGCCGAATCTTCTTCAACTTGCCGTCAAATACATATTTGTCGACCTTATTCTTAAGATTTGCTGCATCGTCAGTGGGCTTATTCATTTTATTGTTCGCCTTTTTTGAATTTTACGGGTAGGTGGCCTGCTTCTGCAAGCCACTGAAATTGTCGGTATTTTTCGCACCAGGTATCGTCATCCAATTTCTCAGGGAAAGGGATATTCATGTAGAAGCTCAGCAACGCATTTATTTTGCGTACGTGATTGGCAAAGGAGCATTCATCGTTAGGGTCGATTGCGGGATAAATTTCCAGCAGTTCCTGAGTTTCGTGCTCAACGGTGCATTCTTGTTCTTGATCCTCGCTATCGGCCCAGTTTCCAGCCGATAGCTCTAGATGTTTTTTATGATCGCCTTGCGGATTACGATTAACTGTGCAATGGCATCAACAGCAGCCATAAATAAGCCATCATCAGCTTTAACCGTATCCTTGTGAGAAAGCAGGCAGCTGTTCAATAAAACTTCATCGGCTTTGCCCGGCGATTTATCAATCCATTTACTATACTCGTTCATCACCTGCCTGTCTGGCCTGCGTACCAATACCGTTAAGTAGTTGTCGCGGTCATCGTCTTTAGGCAAATCGGCCATTTTTACCTTCTCTTCGCCATACTTTTCTCTGGCTTTGTTAATCATTTCCTGGGAAATTCCTTCTGGCAGTTCAGCCACTTGCGCTGATTGTTTTTTTTCACTCATTTTTTGGGGACGTTTAATTTGTTGTTTCGTGGTTGATGCGAACACCAATCACGGATTTATGCAATTTGTGATCTCGACGATAGGAGAGATCTAATAATGTTGTATGCTCCTTGCAAGGCTCCCCTTCTCCAAAGGAGAAGGGCCGGGGATGAGGCTAGAAATGATAAGCAATATCTATCGCAAACAATTCAAACTGTTTAGATAAGCCCATTTCGCCAGTCACATCTCTTCCTTGCGACTGGAATTTTGCTGTGATCTTGTCGTTCACGATTTCATTGTAATCGTTCACGTAAGTAACCTGGATATCAAAGGGAGCCTTTTTTAGCAAGTCACCGCCGGTTTTCTTTTCCAGTTTCACAATAGCTGGCATGTAAAGCGTAATGGTTGCCTTATTAGTGATTTTACCCATGCTCCAGCTGGTTGCTTTGTTCGCCAGTGAATGGTTTACCTGGTGTTCCTGTTCGGTGCTATAGGAAATTTCCTTTACTTCGTCAATTACCTCGCCGTCGAATACAATTACCAC